GCGAGCAGGCCGCGTCCCAGCAGACGTTCGAGCCAGTTCATTCCGAGAAGTTCGTCTTGGATGAATTTCCACATGTAAGGGTTCCCTATGTTAATCTATATATCTAAATATGTCGATATTCAGGAGCCAAAAAAGAGAAAAGCGTTGGTTCAGAGAATGAATCATGCGTCCTTGCCGTCCTGGCCGGAAATCGCGTTCAGGTATGAAACGGCTTTGCGGAATCCTTCCGGGGAAAGCGAGTAGTGCATCCACTTGCCGTCCTTGCGTCCAACGACCAGCCCAGAATCGCACAGGATTTTCATATGATGCGAAAGAGTGGACTGTCCGACGTTCAAGGCGTCAAGGAGCTTGCATGCGCATTTCTCTCCGCCCATAAGCAGCTTGAGGATTTTCACGCGGTTTTCGTCGCAGAGTGCCTTGAATACTGTCGGTATTTTTTTCTCGTCGAGTCTCATGATGTAGCCTTCGCGTTTGCATGAACAAAGATAATATATCGTCATTTGTCGATATGTCAAGGGGCTTTCTTCAAAAAAACATAAAAGCTCCTCCGAAGAGGAGCGGCGGCTGTCATGCCGCGATCACGAACTTGCCCTTGACGTCGCTCTTCACGATGCGGGGATGCTCCTTCGTGTTGATTTCACGGAAGATGCTCCCGTAGAGGGTCTGTTCCGGCGTTTTGCAGTCGGTCGGCGTCCACAGCTGGCGTTCGAGGATGGCTTCAAGGATTTCCTTGCAGTTCATCGGATGTTCGGGTCCGGCGTCCTTGAGAACGATGACTGCGGCATTGAGCAGGGAGAGACGTTTGATCGGCTTGTCGGATTCATGCGCGGGATTGATGGCGTACTCGTCTTCCTGATCCTCGCCGGAAGGCGTAAACTCGGCAACCTCGTCTTCGGGGACGACCTCGACGGTGGCGGGGGTGCCGGATTCGGCATCTGCGGCCGGAGCCTCCGGCTCTGCCGCTTCCTGCTCGGAGGTCTCCACGGCGGCTTCAGCCTGTTCGGCCTGCGGTCCCTGCGTTGAAGCTTCTGCGGATTCCTGCTCGGTCTGCACCGTGGCCTCGGTCTGCGGTTCCGCGTTTGCGGGCGCGGGCTGTTCCCCGTCGAGCTGAACCCGGCTCTCCGGCACATTGAATTCCTTGTTGTTCGCGAGGCTGCACACGCGGACTGCGCCGTCGAGGATTTCGACGACCTTTGCGTAGATGAGGTTGCGACCGACTTTGACGCGGATAAGGCTTCCGACTTTGACTTCGTTGATGCTCATGGTTTACCTCCTGTTTGAGTGTTGTTGGTGAGCTTATTCGAGCGGACGACATTACTTAAAGCGCATGTTTCCGCTTTGTCCAGTCGAAATTGAACTTAAACCCAGATAAAATCGAATTAAAAACCAGAAAGGATGGCTTTTCATGGAAAAACAGCGAAACCTGCTGGCCTTGACGCCGGAACAGGTCGTGGACGTTCTGGTCAAGTCCGGATATCGGGCTATGACCTTGGAACTTCTGCATAGCGACTTTGACGCGGGCGCACCACGCAACGCCGACGGCACAGTCAATTTTATTCACTACATGGCGTGGATTTTGAAGGAGATCAACAGTAATGCCAATGAATCCGAGCAGACTCAAGCCGATTGAAATCGTCCGAATTGTAAATACGACGCCGCTGATGGCGGTACTGAATGACCGTCAGCTCAGGCGGCATCGCGACCGTGCAGGCTTCCGCATCAGCGAGGACGGCGGACAGACCGTGAACCTGTTCAAGTACGCTGCATGGCTCCGTTCTGAACTCATGCTCAGGCAGAGCGAGACGCCGCTGACTTATGAGGAAAAACGGAATGCGGCACGGGCGAGGAACCTCGCGCTCGCGACCGCGGGTCGTGACATCGGAGAACTGCCGGATGTCGTGAACCCGGAAAGGAAGAAGCGGTGCCGGACGAATTTCAGGATGTTTTGCGAGGAGTATTTCCCGGAAACGTTCTCTCTGGAATGGTCTCCCGACCACCTCAAAGCCATCCATAAAATCGAGACAGCGGTTTTGAAGGGCGGCCTGTTCGCTCTGGCAATGCCCAGGGGCAGTGGTAAGAGCAGCCTTACAGAGGTCGCCGCCATCTGGGCCATGCTTTACGGTCACCGCGAGTTCATCATGCTCATCGGAGCCACGGAGTCGGCGGCCTTGGAACTGCTCGATTCCCTCATGACCGAATTTGAAATCAACGAGCATCTTGCCGCCGACTTCCCTGAGGTCTGCTATCCGATTCAGCAGCTCGACGGAATCGCGAACAGATGCGCCGGTCAGCTTTATCACGGAGAAAGAACACGCATCACATGGACGAGTAATGAAATCGTGCTCCCGACGATCAAGGGAAGCGCTGCGAGCGGCATCGTGGTGCGCGTGGCGGGCATCACCGGCCGAATCCGCGGCATGAAATATAAGCGACCGGACGGCCGCAGTGTTCGACCGAGCCTCGTGGTAATCGACGATCCCCAGACCTCGGAGTCGGCCGGTTCCCTGGAACAGACCCGCAAGCGCATCCGCGTGCTTGCGGGGGACATCCTCGGTCTTGCCGGACCCGGACAGAAGATTTCGGGTATCATGCCCTGCACGATCATCAGACCGGGCGACATGGCCGACATCATCCTCAACAGGCAGACGCATCCGGACTGGAACGGCGAGCGCACGAAAATGGTGTACGAGTTCCCGAAGAACATGAAGCTGTGGGAGCAGTACGCCGAGATTCGTGCTGAGGCTCTGCGGGAGGAAGGCAACTTCCGAAGGGCGACCGAGTTCTACGAGGCACACCGTGCGGAGATGGACGAAGGGGCGAAGGTGAGCTGGGAAGCGCGATATAACCACGACGAGATCAGCGCCCTTCAGCATGCCATGAATTTGAAGTTCCAGGATGAGATCGCATTTGCCGCCGAGTACCAGAATGATCCCTTGCCCGAAGACACGGGTGGCGAGGAGATTCTGAGCATTGACGCCATCTGCGCGAAGATCAACGGGCTCCCGCACAACAAGGTTCCGCTTGCCTGCGACCGACTGACGCTGTTCATCGACGTCCAGAAGGCATTACTGTTTTATGTGGTAACGGCATGGGCGGAGAACTTCACCGGGAGCGTCATCGATTACGGCTCCTGGCCCGACCAGCATCGGCGCGAATTCTCCCTCGCGGACGCCAATCCGACCATCCAATCCGAGTTCCCTCGTGCCGGGCTTGAAGGCGGCCTGTACGCAGCTTTGACCGCGCTGACCGACGACTTGCTCGGTCGCGAGTGGGAGCGAGAGGACGGAGCTGTGCTGAAAATCGAACGGGCGCTGATCGACGCAAACTGGGGTCAGTCGACCGACCTGGTCTATGAATTCTGCCGTGAATCCAAGTTCGCCGGAATCGTACTGCCGAGCCACGGCCGCTATGTCGGTGCAAGCTCGAAGCCGATGACGGAATACCGCAAGCAACCGGGCGACCGTCTGGGCTTCAACTGGATGATGCCGTCTGTGGCGAAGAAACGCGCCGTCCGGCACGTCATATTCGACAGTAATTTCTGGAAGAGCTTCGTCCATGCGCGCCTCGCCGTGGCTATCGGAGACAAAGGCTCGCTCACGCTCTACGGACGCATCCCCGGAGTTCACCAGCTCCTCGCCGAACACCTGACAGCTGAATACCGGGTCAAGACTTCCGGTCGCGGCCGCACGGTGGACGAATGGAAGCTGAAGCCGGAACACCATGACAACCACTGGCTGGACTGCCTCGCGGGATGCGCGGTGTGCGGGTCTATGCTCGGATGCACTCTGCCGGAGTTCGGAGCCGTGACGTTGAAGAAGAAAGGCCGCATAAAACTGTCCGAGCGCACGGGGACGCATATCACGACGGCGGAACCTCGGAAGAAACTGAAGCTGTCCGACCTCAGAAAATAGCATAGGAAAGGATTCGAAATAATGAAAACGGACGATGAACTCGATTCGATATGGCGGCTTTTGGCCGCGGCTATTCTCAGATACTATGGAGCAGAGGTCGATTCTGCATTAAAAACGCAGAAAGTATCGCCATAGCATTTGCTATCCGTCCAAAGCGATGCTTAACTATTGTCCGAGCTCAGCTTCGGATAATCTGAGGCTGTCTGCTCCACCAAACAACATAGGAAAGGATTCGCTATTATGGAACCGAAAGATGAATTCATGCAGCTGTGCCTGCTGTTCGCTGCGGCTATTCTCCGGTATTACGGGGCCGAGGTCGATTCTGCATTAAATACGCAGAAAACATCGGTTTAGCATTTGCTATCCGCCCGAAGCGATGCTTAACTATTGTCCAAGCTCAACTTCGGGCGAATCAACCTCAAAAACAGGAGACTAACAGATGAACGAACTTGCTATGAATGTCCGAGAAGAACTGCTCGAACTCCAAGACATGAAGCTTGCGCAGCTCAAGCAAAAATGGCTTGCGCTGTATGGGACCGAGGCTCCGAACTTCGGCATACAGTTCCTGCGGCGGAGACTGGCATACCGCATCCAGGAACTCGCATACGGCGGCGTGACCGAGCCCACGCTCAAAAAAATCCGGGAAGTCAATGTTCCGCCCACCAGAGGCTATCGGTCGAAACTGAATCTTCGCGCAGGCACGATCATCTGCCGCATCTGGCACCGGAAGAGATACGATGTGACGGTCTTGCAGAATGGATTCGAATGGGAAGGGAAGATCTACCCCACGCTCTCCGCAATCGCCAAGAAGATCAGCGGAACCAACCGGAACGGCCTGGAATTCTTCGGAATTCAGAAAGGATGAATATGGAAGAAAAACAGATCAAGCGTGTGGCCATCTACACGCGAAAAAGCACGGACGAAGGGCTGGACATGGAGTTCAATAGCCTCGACGCCCAGCGCGAAGCGGCGGAAGCATATGTCACCAGCCAGAAAAGCAAGGGCTGGGTATGCCTGCCGGACCGATATGACGACGGCGGCTTTTCGGGCGGGACTACGGATCGTCCCGCCCTCAAGCGCCTCCTCGACGACGTGAAGAATGGAAAGGTCGATGTGGTGTGCGTCTACAAGATCGACCGACTGAGCCGAAGCCTGCGCGACTTCCTGGATCTCCTGGACTTCTTCGACAGCAAGGATGTCGTCTTCGTCTCCGTGACGCAGGAAGTCAACACCAGCACGTCTGCCGGACGCATGAACCTGAACATCGTGATCTCCTTCGCTCAGTATGAACGTGAAATCATCGGGGAACGCATCCGCGACAAGATTGCGGCGGCGAAGAAGAAGGGAATGAACACGGGCGGGTTCCCTCCGATGGGGTACGAATCCGACCCGGCAACGAAAAAGTATCACATTATCCCGGAGGAGGCGGAGGTCGTGCGGAAAATCTTCGAGACCTACCTCAGACTCGGCTCGGCGAGGGACACCGCCGAGGAAATGAACCAGGCCGGATACTGCAAGCGGATACGGGTCAGCAAGCGAAGCGGAATCAAGTATGGGGGAACCAGATTTACGCCGGGATATATCTACGGCATGCTGAACAACCCGGTTTACGCCGGATACGTCAGGCACTTTGACAAGGTCTATCCCGGTGAGCACGAGGCTATCATCACGCAGGACATCTGGGACAGGACGCAGGCGCTCCTGAAGCTGAACAGTCCGCCGGAATGCCGCTATCCCGCGTCCGAGCGAATCAATCCGCTGAAGGGAATCGTCCGATGCGGATACTGCGGGTGCGCGTTGAAGCGGTCGTACAC